CTTAAAGTTATTAGTCAATTGACATCTCATAGAGGTGTCTTTTTTTGTAGTATGTATTTACTTTCCAATTAATATCTTAGATAATAATATTATTATTGATAAGAGGTGTTAATGTTGGAATTTTTTAATAGTCGTTGGATGTCTGAAATTGGGGTAACTATTATTAGCGGAATTATTCTGGTTCCCATTAGTTTTCATATTACAAATTTGATTGATCAATCTAAGAGAAAAACCAGTGCAATGAAAGTTAATAAAGAAGTATTAAATATCCTTAGGAATATTGTTTCTGAAGGTGGTGAAGTTACGTTATCAACTGTAAATATATTAATAACTTCGATCTCTAGAAAATATGGGATAAGAAATAAATATGTGAGAACATCAGAGCAGATGATACAAGATTTGATTACTGATGTACTGAAGTCTAGTTATATTCCTATGGATACAAAGTTGATGATAACTTCGTCTTTAGAGAAAATTGCAAATAATATTGTTGTTGATTCAAAAGAAAATAATCATATTGAGAGAGAGAAGTCAAAATTATTTTTGATAGTATATTTTATATTAACTACAGTTGTGATTTTTGGAGCAGTTCTAACTGTTATTAATACTGTCAAAGAATCATCGAATAATTCATCAAGCATATTTACTAAATGGTGGTTCTATCCAATTATAATCTATATCTTTTCAGGTATTTATTTAAGTACCATAGGAAAGTTAGACGAAGATTTTGAGAACTTCAAGAGAAAATTATTAATTTTTTTCGGATTAGAAGATGCTGAATATTTAGATGGTAATGATGATTTAAATAAAAGATAGTAAAGGGACTCTTAGTAGTCTCCTTTTTATTACATAAAAATAAGGATGCGAGGTGGTGTAATGATGAATGGCTAGAAAAAGAAATCCTAATAGAGATAAAGCCTATGAATTATGGCTAGAATATAAAGAACGCCCTTTAGTGGATATAGCAAAAGAATTAGGAGAACGTCCTTCAACTGTCAGAAAGTGGAAATCACAAGACAATTGGGAGCGTTCCGATTCCAAAGAGAGCGCTCCGATTAAAAAGGGACGCTCCGTTGCGGTGAATGACCCACCAAATGATATAGTAAATGATGGTACAGAAGATATTACTGATGTCCTTGAATACTATGGAATTACAGAACAGCAGAGGCGCTTTGCAGATAATTTTATTGAAACAGGAATTATAGAAAAATCTGCATTAGATGCTGGATATAGTAATAATTATGCTAGAGCAGGATCTTATAAGTTATTGGCGATTATTGGCGTAAAAAAATATATTGATGACAGAATGAGAGTTCTTTCTGCTGGAAGGGTTGCAACTCAAGAAGAAATACTTCAAGGTTTAACTCGTATATTTAGTCGTCAAGAAGATGAACATACAGTAGTCACTTTACGTAGTAAAACAGAGCAATGGGTTCCGACTGGTGATGAGGGTGTTCTGAAGAAGATGGTTGTTGAAACAGAAGAGCCTCAAGTTGTTGCCTTTCCTGGCAAAATATCTGATTCTATTAAAGCTGCTGACTTACTCCTTAAGCGCCTTGATTTATCCAAAAAGCAGGGTACAGATACTAATATAACCATTGTTGATGCTTGGTTGGAGTGATGATGATGGCGAATAAAGTTGTTGATATCCAAAAAGAAGTCAATCCTCATTTTCGTAAAGTGTGGACGACTAAGAAACCATACAACATCTTAAAAGGTGGGCGCAATAGTTTTAAATCGTCTGTGATTGCGTTATTACTAGTTTATATGGTGATTGGTCATATTACATTAGGTCGCAAAGGAAACGTTGTCGTAATTCGTAAAGTGGCCAATACAATTCGAGACTCTGTTTTCCTAAAAATTCAATGGGCATTAGGAAAATTTGGCATGTTAGATCAGTTCGATTGCACTGTCTCTCCATTTAAAATAACTCATAAGCAGACTGGTTCCACATTTTACTTTTATGGCCAAGATGATTTTCAAAAGCTTAAATCAAATGACATCGGAAACATCGTTGCTGTATGGGTGGAGGAAGCTGCTGAATTTGCAAATGCGGAAGAGTTTGACCAGATGAAGGCAACGTTTATGCGTCAGTTACCTGACTATGCGGATATGGTTCGTTTCTTCTATTCTTACAATCCGCCACGTAATCCCTATCATTGGATTAATGAGTGGGTACAAGAATTGGAAGGTCATCAAGATTACTTGATTCATTCGTCTTGTTACAAAGATGATCAGTTAGGCTTTGTAACTAAACAAATGTTAGATGAAATCAATCGAATTAAAGAAAACGACTATGAATACTACCTTTATCTCTATGAAGGTGTACCTGTTGGTTTCCAAGACAACGTTTATAACATTAAGACATTCAACATCATCAACGAGTTACCGAGTGACGATTCTATCGTGGCTCTTTTTTATTCTCTGGATGGCGGGCATGCTCAATCGGCAACCACAGTGCTATTACTAGGTCTGACGGCAAAAGGGAAAGTAATTTTATTAGATACTTACTATTATTCGCCTGCCGGAAAGTCTGTTAAATTAGCTCCGTCTCAATTGTCGCAAGAGGTGCATAAGTTTGCTACAAGAACTCAGTCGGATAGTCGTTGGAAAGGAAAGAAGGTCTATAATCGCACGATTGATAGTGCTGAAGCAGCCTTACGTAATCAATACTATTTAGACTACGAAATTCGTTGGAATCCAGTAGCTAAAAAAGAAAAGTTAGTCATGATTGATTATGCAACGAATTTATTTGCTCAAGGTCGGTTCTACATTTTGGATACCAACGCAAATCAAATATTCATTGAAGAACACAAACGCTATAGCTTTAAAGAGGGGACTGGAAATACAGATAATCCAATTGTATTAAAAGAAGATGACCATACATGCGATGCATTCCAATATTTTTGTATTGATAATGCACAAGTGTTAGGTATTGCAGTCTAGGAGGTGAGCCAGTGGGACTTATTCAACGTATTAAAAATTTATTCAGGAGAGGCGGTGAGGCATTAGGTATGGTGGAACAATTACAAAGTATTTTAGATCACCCAAAGATTGATGGGGATCCTAAAGAGTATCAGCGGATTCAAAACTCGTTGATGCATTACGAGGGTGATTATCCGAAGTTAAAAGTACGCACTAGTAATCAGAGGACAATCGAGCGTGAGCAATCTACTATCAATATGTTAAAAAAGGTTGCTAATCAATACGCAACTGTCGTATTTAATGAGCAATGCGAAATTAATGTGGATGGCAAAGCTGCCGAATTCGTTCAAGGTGTGTTTGAACACAATGATTTCAAAAAGAATTTTAGCAAGTATCTTGAACCGATGTTCGCTCTAGGTGGTTTAGTTTGTCGCCCGTATATTGATAAACAAACCAATAAGATGGAGTTTTCTTGGGCATTAGCTGATGCCTTTTATCCGTTGCAATCCAATACGAATAATATTAGCGAGTGTGCGATTCCATTTGTTACCACAAGAACAAACGGTAGAGAAAACACTTATTACACCTTGTTG